CCGCTTTCATTAAAATTTCGTTCAAAAAACAAAAAAATAACCAAGCCCATGGTAGTAGGTATTACTCCCGACGCAAAACACGCGTCGAAAATGTTGAGGGAATGTCTCACAGTGTTACTTCATATAGTGCAGATTTACGGCTATAAAAGTGAAGTTTGTAGTACAATGGATTCTACGCATAGAAGATGGATGTCGTTAGCAAAAGAATTAGATTGGAATTGGTCAAAGGTTGTTAAGTATAAACTTAACGCATTTTTCGCATTTCAATGTAAATCTAAATTGCTACCAGTATCACCATTCAGTGCGGGAACCTTAGATTCACCAAAGCATTTATGTAACGGCGCAGTAGGTCGATGGATAACTCACTTTTGCAATGATTTAGACAGTAATGAAATCGAAGTTTTTATGAAAAAACTAGAATTTATCACCAGTATAAAACAGAGTAAAAAGGGTATGCCACGAAATACGAACGCGGAGTTACGAAAAGCTGAGGAAGAATTAGTACAAAAACTCACAGATACAACCGTAGAACCAAACCGAAGAGGGAAGTTTTTAGTTCAATGGGCCGATGCTGGCAACATTCATGACAAAATAGATATCACCCTGGACCGTGCAACTGTTGAAAAACAGTTACATAGAACAGTGGTGGAATTATTTGGAAATGAGAAATATACAGCAAAGGACCGAGTAAAACCTTTCTTCTGGAGTACCAGCGCAAATTATATTAATAGTAGAGCAGGTGCAGGGGCCGTTGGGGCCATCCTGGAACATCCTACATTATTAACTAACTTAAGGCGAGCTGGCGGTTATATGAAGACTGAGACATTAAAATCGAATGAGGAGGAAGAACATATAGAAAATGAAGATATGGTGGAAAGTAAAATTGTAGATACAGAAGGATTAGACAAAGCATTTGAAACGTTCTGGGTTCGCTTATTAGGTGTCGCATTAGATGAGACAGCTGAAGCAAAACCAGTGGCGTTAGCAGAAGCATTGAAGATCCGAGTAATTACAAAAGGACCACCATATACATATACAATATTAAGAAGTTTGTGGAAATTTATTCATACCAAACTTAGACAGCACAAAACATTTAAATTAATTGGACAACCTGATACTCCAGAGTTACTCTTGGAAATATTAGGTTTTCATTTAAAGGATGATGAAGGCTATTTAAGTGGTGATTATGCAGAAGCAACGAATAATCTAAACAGTTGGGTATCTGAAGGCATA